GAACAAGTTAGCGAGGAATTGCTGTTGGTATTGAGTCTGCGAACGCACACCCATTTGTTCCACCAACACGAAGGCATCACGGTGGCCCATCAAGCAAACACGTGCTGATTGAGCTGTACCTGAACCGTCGTTAGCGTCGTTAGGAGTATCAGCGTTGCTAGACACAAACACAGACACGCCATACAAGCTACCCACTTCACCGTTACGGATGGTGTTGCCTTGACCAGCTTCACCAACGAAGGCTTGCTCAGTGTAGCGGCTCAAACCCATCAAGGTGTTACGGCTTGAAGGAGGAATGATGAAGAAACGACCGTCCATTGGGGTGTCCACATCGTCCAAACGCTGAATGGTGCGACGGATAGCAGCATCAGTCAAAGCAGCTTGGTTGTCAGTGGTGTAGTCATAGGCAGTAGTACCGTCAGAACCGATGAAAGCACCAGCGTAACGAGCACCAGCACCGCCTTGCACAGTACGGCCCAACTGGATGATGTCAGAGTCAACTTGCTTGCCCAAAGCGTAACCAGCGTCTTCTGTGTAGAAAGAACGCAAGCTGTTCAATGCTTGGGTAGCCACGATGTCTTCGATCAAACGGCTGTATTCGTAGTGCTTGTTGATGTACACTGGGATGTCGCTGTCAACGTTAGCGATCAAGGTCACTGCGTTAGCAGCAGTCTTGGCAGAGGCAGAACCACGGGTGGGGCTAGGAATGTGAACGGTGTCACCTTTCTTGCCACGGTGAGACATTTTCTTGATGAGGTTAGCAGCAACCAAGTTCTTCTTGTATGCAGCGACGATCTCATCAGACCAAATCTCGGGGATAAACGCATCAGCGTTGGTAGTTGTAACAGCATTGGTTGCTGCAAAAGTAGCGGCCATTTTTAAAGCTCCTAATTTATAATATTAAATGTTATTTAACGCGACCTTCTTGATATGCTCTCATAATGTCGTCAGACAGAGCTTCATATCGTTGAGGGTCAGTCATACGAAGACGGATTAGATCAGCCCGTCGATAAACTTTCTTAGATGACTCTCCTGTACCGCCTACATCAACAGCTGCACTCTTCAAAGCACTTTGACGGGCAACTTCTCCAGCTGCTTTAGTCTCTTGTGCCTTTACAGACTTGATCTGTTTAAATGTAGACAACAACTCATTGGCACTGTCATAATCATACTCAGCGTCTGCTTTAGCGTACAAGCCCATGCGAACGGGTGAAGATTTTACCCAGTTAACAAACTCTGGATCTTGTACAACTTGTGTGAAATCAGGGTGATCTGAGTTCAACTTCTGCTGAATCTGCATCTTCTTGAATGTCAAAGCTGCTTCACGAGCTGCGATAACATCAGGGTGAGCTGACAGTTCTTTCTGAATTGCTTTCTTGGGGTCTTCAAAGAAGTCAATTTCAGGCTCTTGCTGTTCAATATGTTGAGGTTTATTGTTCGATGCGAGACTTTGTTTCAGGAGTTCATCGGCTAACTTACGAACCTCACCAACTTCTTGGGCTTGCTTACCAATGAGCTTTTCAGCCTCTTGGTGCATCCTAATAATGTCTTCTGCTGTCTTGCCCTTGTATTTCTCGGGGACTTCAAAAGCTGGTTGTTGTGGTTCAGGGGCTGTCTGTTGTTGTATTTGTTCAACAGCTTCCAGTTCACTACCTGTACCTAACTCTTCGTTATCATCTACTAACATATTGAATTTCCTTTCCTGCCGGGTATAACGGTTCTAGGAGTATTTAAAAATAGAAACTACTTCTCGGCCTTATAATGTGGCTTATGAGTTTTGTTTTCTCTCTTGTACGAGCTTTTCAGCCCGTTTGCGCTCCCATGCGTCATAGGCACTTGGAAAAGAGCCTGTAATGCCTTCTAACTTCATCATGGGGGCAGAGACAGTTCGTTGGGCTTCAGCGCCGCACACCTTACAAGAAGTTGTGTACACATCGTCCTTAACTAATGCCTCGGTTTTATGGGAATTCTCACAAAGGAAGTCAAAGAATCGTAGAGCCATAGTTAAATGTCCCCCGATGCCTGAAGATCTTCGTAAGTCTTCTCATACGAGCCTTTCAGCCCTAAAAGCCAATTCAAGATGTCAAGCTGTCCTTTACGGAAATAAAGTTCTTGTGTGTCCGCGACAGTTGACAGATCGTTATAATTGGTTTTAACCTTTTGAATGTCCTCCATGAAGTCTTTCCACCCTAAGGTAGCCATCATAGAGAACGCTTCTTCATAAAATTTCTGTAGTTCTTTGTCCATAAGGAGAACCTATTAGTTACAATAACGCTACTCTATCACAAAAGTAGCACTTTGTCAAGCAGTTTTTTGTTAAAATTTAACTATTTGATGCTCTTTTCATCATTTGGAGGGCAGCGATGCGCTCATTGGACTGAATATCTGCTGCTTTAAGGTTAATTTCCTTCTCTTTCAGCACACGATCAGCCAACTGGAGGCGTTTACCGAAGTCATCGCCACGGTCTAGGTTGTTAGAAGCAGCCTGAACCACCTTAACTCGCAGTTCCTCTGGCATCATCGCAGTCTCAACCTGAGTTTGTTGGGCATTTGCAGCTCTTTCAGCTGTCTGAGCCTGCAACAGAGCCAACTGAGCCTGTGCTGTCTGCATTGCAAGCATTTGTTGCTGCATTTGGAGCTGCTGTTGCTCGGGGTTAGGCTGTGCCATACGATCCAAACCAGCCAACATCTCATTCTTGTTGCTGAGTGAGCTATTCTGGACGATGCCCTTCAAGATCACAGGCAAAACAGGGGTATCAGGGCCTAAAGTCTGCAACAGAGCGATAAACTGCTGTTGTTCGTACTCACGTGCCATGATGCCCAAGGTGGCTGTAGGCATGAAGTTCATGTCAACTGAGGGATAACGCTCAGGATCGAACTGCATGTAACGGAAAGCAGCCTTCTTGATGAAAGGCATCAGGAAATCTTCTTGGAAGTTGGTCAAAGTACGCTTGTACTTCTTGATAATCGAGGCAACAGCCATCGAAATACCACCTTGACCTGCGTCACGAGACACAGAAGACACCATGCCTTGACTGTCCAGAGTACCTGTAGCCTGCAAGAGCATACGCTCAAACTCTTTAGAGGTAGCTAGGTTGCTAGTACCTGTCTGACCGAAGGTAAATGGGAACAAGATCTCTTGTGGAGCACCGTTGGTCAAGATAGCCTTACCGGGCTTCACCTCAAACTTAGCACCACGTGGAAGGCGTGTAGCGTCCATAGCGATCATAGGAGCGCTTGTAAGGGCCAGAGAATCCAAATGGCTACGGATCTGTGCGTCCACTGCCTTTTGCATGTTGTAGGCCTTCTCAACCGTTCCACGACCCATCAGACGGTTAGGGACAGTATCATCTTGATACAAGACAACAGGACGGTCCTTCATCATGTAAGGGTTAGCCTCAGCCTTCAAAAGCAGAGAGTCATTACCGATTACGATGATAGCTTCAACCAAGTCAGCGTAGTCATCCACTGAAGAGTCTTCAGGGAACAAGTCAACAACTTCCTCACCGTCATTCTCCAACTGTTCCAAATACTCACGAGGAACTAGACCGTAGTAAGTCAACACCTTAACCTTATCGTCCTTGATCTGAGTGGACTCTTGGGCAGCTTCAAGAGAGTCTTCAGAGTACATTGGACCGATGTCTACCTTACGATAGATACCGTCTTCCATGCCCTTGACGATCTTGTGCATTGAAACGTACTTCTCGATAGCGATACCCATACACTCTTCAATGGAAGTACCGTTAGGATCCCACAGGAAGTTCTTAGGGTTCACAGGAAAGATCTTCACCGCTGTACGAGGCTTTTCCTGTACGCCAATGGCTGCTTGGCCTTGTACGCCGGGGATAGCTTGGGTAGCTGGAACGTACTCAGTCTCTTCTTTGACAACGATCTCGCCGATACCTGTACCGTAGATCTCAACCAAAGCTTCAGTACGGTGTGAGTTAGCACAAAGGAATTCAAATATACGACGAGCCATTTAATGTGACTCCTCATCTTGTTTTTGAATCTCTTCGTAAGCCTTCTCGTATAGCCCTTTCAGGCCGTATA